CTGTTCTATACGCTAAATGAATAATAATCAGTAGAGACTGTGCGTGTAGTATAAGAATTTGCTGGATTCTGTGGAGTAGGGTCTGGAATAGTTACCGGAACATAACGCAAGTTTTCTGGCTTTAATACAAACGCATGCCCAACCTTATCAAAGAATAGACTATAATATTGCATATTCGCATCAAAATTTTGGAAAGACATGCCTACCCACTGACAACCATAATTGAAGTTTAATATAGGAGACGCATTATTGTTATAGACACTTAGGTCAGGTAAGGTTAAAGTCATATTCTTTTTATTATATTCAATTAATTCGGTCGAATCCGGCGTATTAATAATATCATATTGTCTTGACGCTCTTAAAAAGATTGAATTCGATGCGATGTTAACGTATTCCTTAAGAGGTGTATTTTCAAAAAGGGGATTCGCGCGGTCAACAGAAATAATAATTTTTCCCGTGAATTCTTTTAATGGAACAGACCCTAAATTACGTCCAGTATATTCATAACTATATTCTTTATCTAATAGTCTGGACTGAATCGTAGAATAAATAGTATCAGCCATTTTTGTATAGATTTTATCATTATTGCTGGATATTCTAAAGTGTAAAATCAATGGGTCATTTGGATTTGGACACGACCCACCACTAAAGGCATAATTATTTACGACTTGTAAAGCTTCTTCTAAATGTATTTGATTATACATTTGCTTGACCCGATTATTCACGACAGCCGATGTAGCTATGACCGGATTATCATCCACCGAATAAATTTCGAAATCCAAAACTCTTGCTCCCTGAGCAATACAAGTTTTCAAAGCACACACATTAACATAATCGTTCTTAAATTCACCACCACAACAGCAATTATAGGCGGTTTTAATATAATAATCTCTTAACAAATATTGGTATGTCGCGTCATTTGTGTTAAATGAGGATAGTTTTGGAAAAGAAGTATATATTTTTCCGAGGGCATCACAATTGTTTTTATTAAGCCGTATTTTGTCAATTGTATAGGCGATTAAACCTATCACCAAAATAGTAATTATAAAATAGGACATATACTTAATCATAGTAGCCTTATTTTGTTCTGTAACCAATTTTGAAAACATTTGTTGAGCTTTGTTTATATTTTCCATACTTATAATAGATTATGAAAAAATAATTTGACTAAATGTAAAATGAGACAAATAATATCCATAAAAATATATATTAAATTATAAAAAGTTAAATATATTTATTGTATGATAAATATATATATATATCTATGCCAGGAGGACTATTAAATATTGTGGCTTATGGAAATCAAAATGTATATTTAAATGGAAACCCATCGAAAACATTCTTTAAAACAACATACAAAAAGTATACTAATTTTGGACTACAAAAATTTCGCGTAGATTTCGATGGTCTGCGTAACCTGCGAATGTCTGAATCCTCTAAATTTACGTTTAGAATGAAACGATATGCGGAATTATTATTAGATACTTATTTAGTAGTTCAGTTACCCACTATATGGAGTCCAATTTACCCCCCACAAGATTGTTCTGGAAACTGGGCACCCTATGAATTCAAATGGATTGATAATTTGGGAACACAGATGATTGAGGAAGTGGAAATTGTTGTCGGCGGACAAACATTAAATAGGTATTCTGGTGCGTACCTATTAGCTATGATTCAACGCGATTTCACAACAGAAAAAAAAGCCCTATACGACAAAATGTCTGGCAATGTTCCAGAATTAAATAACCCTGGAAACGTTGGACCGCGTGTAAATGCTTATCCAAACGCATATCATACTACCAATCCAGTTGGACCCGAACCGTCAATTCGAGCCAGAAAACTATACATCCCCATTAATTTTTGGTTTACTTTAGCAGCGAAAATGGCGTTTCCACTAGTGGCTCTTCAATATAACGAATTGGAAATAAATATTACGCTAAGACCAGTTCAAGAATTAATAGTTATTCGTGATGTAACCGACCAAGAAAACAATTATCCGTATATTCAACCCAACTTTAATGAATCTTTACAACAGTTTTATCGTTTTTTACAACCTCCACCTGACGTGTCATTAAATACAGTGTCATATCAAGACAAACGAACCAGTTGGAATGCGGACATTCATTTAATTTCTACATACGGATTTTTATCAGAGGAAGAGTCGAAAGTCTTTGCCGCACGAGAACAACAATATTTATTCAAATCTATTTACGACTGGAAGTTTTTCAATATCACAGGTAGTCAGCGTGTTAAATTAGAGAATACGATGGGGATGGTAGCATCATGGATGTGGGCCTTTCAGCGTACAGATATTAATTTGAGAAACGAATGGAGTAATTACACCAATTGGCCATATAGTTATTTGCCTCAAGAAGTTGATTTCGCCGATCCATCTGGCAATTGGACATTAGATTGTAACCCTATAACCGAGGCCGGTATTGGACCTGGATATAATCCAGTTACAGGAACACATACAGGTTATTTTACAACAGGTGATTTTGCCCCGCAAAACCAAAAGGATATTTTACTTCAGTTGGGGATATTACTGGATGGAAAATATAGAGAAAATATGTTGGATGCCGGTATATATAATTATGTGGAAAAATACGTAAGAACCTCTGGTAATGCGCCAGACGGACTATACAATTATAGTTTTGCCATTCACAATGATCCATTTGACTTTCAACCATCCGGTGCTATGAATATGAGCAAATTCCGTGATATTCAATTAGAATTTACAACATATAGTCCTCCATTAGATCCTGAAGCCCAGTTTTATACTATTTGCGACCCATCTAGTGGAGATATTATAGGTGTTAATAAACCAACTTGGAGAATATATGACTATAACTACAACTTGACTGTGTTTGAAGAGAGATACAATATTTTAACATTTGTTGGGGGTAACTGTGGTTTAATGTACGCACGTTAAACAATAAATGTTCGCTTAATGAACTGAACTAATAAATATATTTTATGGAAAATAGTAAAATATATTTTATCGTAACATTGAATTCCCTATACTACCTATACCTGTCCTTCTGGGAGGTCCATATTTAGTTTCACGTTTATTTGAAACATTAGATGGCATTTTAGGAGTCTGTGTGTTAGATAAAGGACAGTTCAATCCCTTGTATGGGTCAGCTGTCCAAGCAGTATTCGCCGAATATACACCACAGTCTGAAAACATACCAGTAGCTGTTTTGCGACACTTATACTCGACTGTAAATTTATAATCGTTCGGATATTCAAATTCTGTCATAGGAAGAGGATATTCTTCTTGAACTGCTCCTGGAAAATCTCCTAGGTTATCAGTAGTGCTTCTATCAAATGGCTGTGGTTTATCGGGTCTCAGATTATCTATAGCTTTAGCGGTATACCCGTTACTTACTGTTAATATTTGTGTTTGTTCTAGATAGGCCGGGTCAGCCGTTCCAATTTTATAAGAGCCAGGTGGTTGTATAATGTTATTAACTTGCTGGGGGGTAAATGCTTCTTGAGAAGCAAAGAATATACTTTTTTGAAAAAAATATTGCTGATAAATAAAATACAAAAATATTAAAATAACTACAAACATAAAGATTGATTCTTCCATTTAATTTAATATTAGATTAAATAGTTGACAAAAGCATATATTTGTATTTGCGCCATCGTCCTAAATACATACACATCGTTTACACCATTTACATAATTTACCTCATTTATCTCATTCTATTTATGTTTAGTTTGTTTGACCTATGTTTTGTGTTATTGTCATAAATTTCTTATTTTACGAGAATAAAATATTATAATTATATTTATTAAATATATACATGGATACAGACAACGATAAAAATAATATAGAAAATAAGGAAACAAAACCCAAAGAAAAGGAAAATGAATGGGGTGTATTTGCGACGAAAGTATTCACCGCATTTTGTTCAATATTAATTATAGGATTATTGGGAGCAAATTTTGTATATTATACTAGAATTAATTTAGACTTATTTTTTCCAACCGACGTAAATCAACGCCCATATACGGATGAAAACAAGGTTGGTAATAAATTACCTCCATTATTTCCAAAAAGGAATGATATCGATTCGATGAAACAGTCTGGTGGGAAAAGAATGTTTGGTGGGTCAAATGGAGGTGGATGTGGTGCTCCAATAGATTTCACGCAAAGTCCCCTAATTAATAATAAATATTTTAGTGGAATATTTGAATATGGATTTCCGTATTCAATGGAAAGCAAGAAAGATACATTTGGTGGTATACTTACCAATTGGTTCTCAAATAAAGTGAAATATTCCTATGTTTGGCAACGCATGTTTATAAAATCAGTCATTAACTTTGTAGGTTCTACATGTGATTTTGTTCCTGAATCTATGAAAGATATAGTCCCATTTATTCTAGGACCCATAGCAATCGGATTTATTATGATAGTAACATCGTTCTGGTGGATACCAACATTAATAAGTGTATTTTGGAATGAAACACAGAATTGGGGATTACTAATATCAATACTTGGATTATTCTTCGGTTGGACATGGTCAATTCCTATTTTTCTAACATTTATAAAAGTAATCGGAGTTTTATTTAGTTTCATATTGTTACCTGTAATGCTAAACGGTAGGAAAATAATGGAGATAATGGGTAATAATTTCAATAGTTATTATTTGCTATTACTATTTTTTATCATGACTATTGTAGCAGCATTTACTAATTTAACCTTACCAGTAGCAATTCCAATGTTAATAATATTTTTAATAGCCTTTATACCACCTGGAATGAATCCAATGGCAAAAGCAGAATAGCAGAATAAATAAAATAAGTGTTGACAAATAGAATATAAAAAGTATTAATTATTATAATAAAATGGGCAAAAACAAGAATAAAGGTAATACTGGTAATAAGGGTAATACTGGTAATAAGAGCAATAAGGGTAATAAGGAAAATAAACAACACGATAGTGACAATGAGAATGAGTTAATAGAATTAGCTATATCCGAAAACGCAAAGTTACCTAAACCAGAGTACGTAAAAATTATACCACCAAAAGACAACAAGTATCCATTTGTTAGCGTTTGTACTCCCACATTTAATAGACGACCGTTCATTCCCGCAATGTTGAAATGTTTTAATCATCAAACGTATCCAAAACATAGAATGGAATGGATTATTATCGACGATGGAACAGATAAGATTGAAGAATTAGTTAAGAATCATCCAAATGTTAAATATTTCAGATATGATGAAAAAATGACTCTAGGAAGAAAGAGAAATTTGTTACATGAAAAAAGTGTAGGAGATATATTGGTTTATATGGATGATGATGATTATTATCCACCGGAACGCGTTAGTCACGCAGTGGAGACATTACAAGCCAATCCAAGTGCGCTGTGCGCTGGCTCGAGCGAGATTTATATTTATTTCAAGCATATTCAAAAAATGTACCAATTCGGACCATATAAACAGAGTCATGCTACAGCTGGAACATTCGCATTTAAACGTGCTTTAATTGAAAATCGGTATGATGATGATGCGTGTTTGGCCGAAGAAAAGTCGTTTTTAAAAGATTACACTGTCCCATTTGTTCAATTAGATCCAATGAAAGTAATCTTGGTATTTTCACACGAACAGAATACATTTGACAAGCGAAAATTGCTAGAAAACCAAAATCCAAATTTTGTAAAAGAATCCAGTAAAACGATTGATAATTTCATAAAACAGAAAGATTTGAAAGATTTTTATATGAATATTGACTCCCTACTTGAAAATTATAGTCCGGGAAGACCAAGTATGAAACCAGATGTTTTACAGCAAATGGTAAAAATAGAAGAAGGTCGTAGAAAAATGGCAGAACAACAATTAGCACAAGCTGGCAATGGCCAACAAATCACTCTTCAGCGAGATGGTCAACCAGCCACAGTTTTAAACAATCTTCAAGCGGTTGATTTAATGAAACAATTCCAATCACAAATACAAGAATTATTGACAGAAAATACAAAATTGAAAGACCAGGTACAATCGTTATATAGTAATAATATCCAACTACATACCTTAAATAAGACATTAATAGCCAATCTTTACGGGGATAGTGCAAAGGTAGAGACACCGTCACCACTTCAAGAGCAAGAGCCTGAGGCAGTTCAAGAGCAAGAGCCTGAGGCAGGTCAAGAGTCTGAGGCAGTTCAAGAGCAAGAGTCTGAGACAGTTCAAGAGCAAGAGCCTGAGGCAGTTCAAGAGCCACCGGCAGGTCAAGGTCAAGAGCCTGAGGCAGTTCAAGAGCCACCGGCAGGTCAAGGTCAAGAGCCACCGGCAGGTCAAGGTCAAGAGCCTGAGGCAGGTCAAGGTCAAGAGCCACCGGCAGGTCAAGGTCAAGAGCCACCGGCAGGTCAAGGTCAAGAGCCACCAGCAGCTCAGTTTTAACGGACACCGACAGGTCAATTAAAATAAATTATATAATAAAATTATTATGTA